GATGAGTTGAATAAGACATATGTTGAAATTGATATTTATACCAATAAAGAGAATATTGATTCTGAGATCGATAAGGCTGCACAGGAATATAAGAAAGCTCTTCAAAGTGGAGACAAAGATCTTCAAGAGTATTATGGTGCATCAATTGACACACTTGTAGCACGTAAGAACTATAAGAACTTTATGGGTGTTGACACTTCTCAGCTTGAAGGCGATATGAAGAAGGGCATGGAACTTCTTCAAAAGTGGCAAACTGCGAAAAATGAAGCTGAAGCGTCTGGCGAAAAAGGTGACAAGGATACACAACTTACAGCAGAACAACAAATTCAAGATCTTGAAAAACAATTAGATGGGTTAGCCCCTGAGATTAAAGCAAAACTTGGTTTTGAAGAAGGGGATACGGCATCAAGCTTCTTAAGCAAGATTGAGCAAGGTACTCTTACTGTTGATGTTCAAGCGATACTTTCTGAAGCAAATAAGTCTGACATTCAGATGATGTACGAGATGAATGGTAAGACTCTGACTGCCAATATGAATGTTGAAGGTAATGCTAAAGAAGTAATTGATAGTATTAATTCTATCCCGTTGAATAAAACAATTTCTATTGATGCTCAATTTTCGGATCATTTTGCTGAGTTATTAAATATTATTTCTGAATTAAATTCATTTAATCCAATAGTTACTATTGATGCGAATCCAACAGGAAATCTTAATTCAATAATTGATTCATTAAATGGTGGCAACAATAATACTCCTAGTTTACTTAATGGAATAATATCTAACCTTCCTGCCTTATTAGGGTTGGGTGCTGGAATTGGAAAAGGTATTTTATCTAAAAGCGCTAAGAAAGCATCTGGAATTGTTGATGGTGTTGGAGACATTGCATCTTCTGTTTTAGGTGGAGAAAATAAAGAAACAACAGTTAATGCAAAATTAGACGATGCAAGCAAAGCTAGAATAAAGGAAGAAATAGATTCTTTATTTACTGAAGAAAAAGTATTAAACGTAAGAGCTAATGTGCTTAGAGATGATATCACTAAGTTTGATAGTGAATTAGCTGTTGAGAAAAATACTAATGTCAAGGCAAATGTAATTCGAGATGATATTATTGCACTTGATGGTGAATTATCAACGGAAAAACCTATTACTGTTAAAGCTAATGTTAATAGGGAAGATATTGTTAAACTTGATTCTGAACTTGGCGCAGAAAAACCCTTGTCAATAAAAGCGAATGTTAATAGAGATGATATTACTGCACTTGACTCTGAACTTGCTGCAGAAAAGGGAATAAGTATTAAGGTTAATGTACTTAGAGATGATATCACTTCGCTTGATGGGGAATTGGCTGTAGAAAAACCTCTTAATATTAGATCGAATGTTAATAGAGATGACATATCTTCTTTAGATTCTGAATTACTTGTAGAAAAGCCTTTACTAATAAAAGCTAATGTACTTAGAGATGATATTGCTACACTCGATGGTGAATTGGTTACTGGCAAAAAGGTTGATATAACTACTAATGTTGTTCGAGATGATATTACTAAACTCGATTCTGAGCTTGGTATTGAAAAACGAATTGACGCGAAATTATATATTAATAGAGATGATTTGACAGCACTAGATCAAGATTTAGCTAAACCACGAGAGTTAACTGCAAATGTTAATATTGTTCCAGAGATTTCAGAAGATAGTATAACTGAAATGACAAATAACACAATGAACAATAGTGGTGTTATTTCTGGAATTTCAAATTTATTTCAAAATCTTTTCAATAAGAATAATGAAAGAGATTTTGGTGGCGGCACATCTAGCAGCGGTGGTGCTGGACGAAATTTCCCAGATAAAACCAGTTCTGAAAATCCGTTAGAGAATGTTTCAGATAAAAAAGTTACATTTGAGGCCGAAGTTGAGGGACAAGATGATCTTGATACGATGGTTGAAACAAGAGAGCAGCTTCAAGATCATGAATGGGAAGCGAAGGTTACTATATTTGGTCAAGAAGAACTTTCTCAGATGGCAAGCACCAGTAAAGAGATTACTGATGTAGGTATTACAGCTACAGCTACAATTGCTGGTGTAGAAGATCTTCGGATTCTGAAACAAGAGATTTCTACTGTGAAAGGGAAATCAGTTGATGTTGAGGCCAAAGTAACAGGCATCGATGCATTACAAAGACTTAAAGATTTAATTGATAGCATAAAGAGTAAAACTGTAAGTGTTACAGCTAATACAAAAATAGGTGGCGGCGGCCCTAGTGAAAAATTAGCAAAAGCATATGGTACAGCTTTTTCTCAAGGAAATTGGGGTACTAAATCTTCTGGCACTGCATTAATGGGTGAGCTTGGTCAAGAACTTCTTGTGCGAGACGGTCATTTTTATACTGTTGGGGATAATTCTGCTGAATTTGTGAATTATAAAAAGGGCGACATTATTTTCAACCATGAACAAACAAAGCAGATTTTTGAACATGGAAGAATTCTTTATGGTCAAAAACGTGCTCATGCTTTAGCTGGCGGCACTGCCTTTGTAAGTGGTAATGCGTTTGCTGGAAACTCAACTGCTGGAGGAGCTAGTTCAACAGGCATAGATAGACTATCCTCTTCGAATCTATCATCTGGAAGTGCTAGTAAAAATAAACGTGGCGGGAAAAAGAGTAAAGATAAAGATAAGGAAGAATGGTTTGACTGGATAGAGATTGCAATTGATCGTATCGAAAGAGCAATTGAAAATCTTGAGTTAAAAGCAACCAGTGCGTTTAGAACGTGGGGAGAGCGTACTTCGAATCTGCGTAAACAAATGTCTATGGTTACTGATGAAATCAACCTTCAGAAACGAGCTTATGATCGATATATCGAAGAAGCAAACAATGTTGGATTAGATGCTCATTACGCTAAACTTGTTCGCGAAGGTGCGATTGATATTGAGTTGTTAAAGGACGAAGATTTGATTGAGAAAATCAAGGATTACCAAGAGTTCTATGAAAAAGCTCTTGATTGTGCTTATGCAGTTGATGAGCTAAATGAATCATTATCCGAACTTTATCAGCAGAACTTTGAGGATGTTACAAAGAGATTTGAGGACATGATTTCGCTGATCGAGCATGAAAAGAGTTTGCTTGAAGAGTCGATTTCTCAATCTGAAGAGCAAGGATATATTGTCAGTGTTAAATACTATGAGGCATTGATTGCGAACGAGCAAAAGAATATTGATAAACTCTATGAGCAAAGAGCAGAAATGCAAAAGGCTCTAAGTGAAGCAATTGCAAGCGGAACGATTAAGCAATATTCTGAAGCTTGGTATGAGATGTCTGGAGATATTAATGACGTAACAATGTCTATTGAAGAAGCAAAAACCGAAATGATTGAATACAATAATTCTATTCGAGATATTGAGTGGGAGATTTTCGATTTATTGCAGGAAAAGATTGGTCATGTCATTGAAGAAACAGAGTTCTTGGTTGACCTTTTGGGTAATGAGAAACTTCATGAGGATAGCGGTCAACTAACAGGTGAAGGTCTTGCTACTATGGGTATTCATGGTATGGCGTATAATACCTACATGGAACAGGCCAAGCGCTATGCAAAAGAGCTTCAAGAGATTGAAAAAGATATTGCCAATGATCCGAACAACAAAGATTTACTTGAACGTAGACAGGAATTGTTGGAGGCTCAAAGAGACAGTATTCTTGCAGCACAAGATGAAAGACAGGAAATTGTTGATCTTGTTGAAGAGGGAATTGATCTTGAGCTTGAGGCGCTTGAAAAGCGAATTGATAAGTACAACGAATCTTTGGAGGCCGCAAAAGATCTTTATGATTATCAGAAAAAGATTCAGGAATCCACAAAAGAAATTGCTTCGCTTGAAAAACAGATGATGGCATATCAGGGTGATGATTCCGAGGAAACAAAGAAGCGTGTACAAGAACTTAAAGTTTCGCTTGAAGAGGCAAGAGCCGATTTAGAAGAAACTGAATATGATCATTATATAGAAGATACAGAAAAAATGCTGGATGATCTATATACAGAATATGAAGAGTTACTTAATATGCGACTTGATGATGTGGATACGCTGATCAAAGATATGATTGATGAGATCAACTCTAATTCTGATTCGATCAATCAAACACTTGAAGGACTTGCTGATGAGTTTGGATTTGAATTATCCAGTATCCTTAAGAATTCTTGGAGTGCCGATGGGAATACGGTGACTGTTTATGACAGTGATATTATGAATTCTATTACCAACGCTGCTACATTGTTAAGCGATGAACTTCAGTCAATTGATGATGGAATTTGGGAAATGGTTAATGCATTTGATAAAATGGCGAATAGCAATATTTCTACTGTTTCGAGTAAAACAACTGGATATGCTTCTGGTGCTTATCGCATATCGAAGAATCAGCTTGCATGGACACAAGAGGGAAGAAACTTAGAAGCAATTATCCGTCCTTCGGATGGTGCAATTTTGACACCGCTGGCTAGAAATGATAGCGTGCTTAATGCGCATGCCACAGCGAATCTGTTTGATTTTGCAAACAATCCAAGCCAGTTCATCAAAGATAATCTTGATCTGGATAAGGTGTCTGCGAATGTTGAGCCAAAGACATTTGTTGGCAATACATATGATAATGATTTTGCAATTCAGATTGATTTGCCGAACGTTACAAGCTATAGTCAATTTGTGCATGAGCTTCAGCATGATCCAAGCTTTGAGAGAATGATTAAAGCGATGACAATTGATAAAATGTTTGGTGGAAGTTCGATGAACAAATACAGGTATTAACCTGTTGAATAGATGTGGGAGACGATAAAGAATCGTCTCCCTTATCTTTTGATTTGAAAGGTGATAGGTATGAATCATATAAAACGGGCTGATGCCATACGAAAGCAAAATATAGATTTGCTGAAAAAAGTTGAAGATCTTGAAGTTCAAATCAAGGAGATCAACAAACAAGATAAGCAAGATAGAGATAAAATAAAGATTCTATTGTCAGAATTAGAGCTTATCAAAGATAAATGGTTAGAGTCTATACGAGAACTGGAAAAACTGAAAATTGAATATGAGGATTTGATTTTTGCAGTAAGCGAAGTCAAGAACATTATGCTGGATATGACTGGCAAGATATCGCTATGGCAAAAGATTAGAATAAAAATATTAAAGCATTTTAAGTAAGAAATTAATGCGGATTGGAGGTGCGATATGAGAGCATATGATTTTGAATACGATGGGCAAAATCTCAGTGACTTTGGTTTTATGATTTGTGACTTTGAGAAAAAGGGAAAAACAACAGTGTCGAATGGATCTAAGATCACATTTGTTCATGCTGTGGTTGACAATGGCACAAAATATGAGCGAACTGGAGTCAGGTATGATACATTTTTAGAGGCAAAATTCAATGTTTGTAAAAACCCATGTGGAGGAGAAGCCATGAGAATATCTATGGATGAGATTCGATTGCTTTCCAGATGGCTTAATAGAAAAGAAGATTTGAAATTTAAGCTTCTTAGTGATGAATATAAGCGTGTATATTTTGAGGGCAGCTTTAATATTGGTTTGGTAAAATTCAATGGTGAAGTATATGGCCTTGAACTTGAATTTAAATCAAATAGACCGCATGCTTTACAAGAAGAAAAACTATTTTTGATTAAGAATCAAAAAGCTAACGGATCTCATCTTTTATATGATCTGTCTGATGAAATTGGATTTATCTATCCAAAGACTGTAATCACGGTACAAGCAGATGGTGATCTCACAATTTTGAATAGTGTTGAGCAAAATGACGATATTGAAATTGCTCAAGGCGGCAGAATGACTGTTTTGAAGAATTGTCGAGCTGGAGAAGTTATTACAATGGAATATCCCATTATTACATCATCCGATCCATCACACAAAATTCAAAACGATTTCAATTGGAATTTCTTTCGTATCGCCAATTCGTTTGATAATAATGTAAACAGACTTGAAATTTCGATCCCATGTAGTATGGAAATTCGATATAATCCAATCGCAAAGATTGGTCTATGAGGGGTGTAAGTAATGAAGCTTAGATTTGATTCATCCAACATTCCTGAAAAACCAACATTTGCATTGGGATATAAAAATGGAAGAATTATTACAGGTATTGAAGCGGAAAATATTATCACTAAAGATAGTATGAACAATCCATTTGAAGCATCATTTAAAATAAAAAAATATACAAATGATGCTCATAATGTGTATTGGGATCAAATTAAAGATTTCAGATTGCTTTGGTATCAAGAAGCTGACGTATGGATGGAGATATATGTAGACAAGAACCAAACAACTGAAATTGTAAAAACTATAACTGCAAAACAGCTTGGGCAAGCAGAGCTTGGTCAGATAAAACTATTCAATGTTGAAATTAACACTGAACAGGATATAGCAAGAGAAGAATATATTATCCCAACTGTTTTGTTTAATCCAGAACATCCTGAAGCTTCTATGCTTCATAGAATTCTAGAGAAAGCTCCACATTATAAGATTAGGCATGTAGATGATACGATTAGAAATATACAGAGAGTTTTTTCTTTCCATAATATATCAATACCAGATGCATTAAATCAAATTGCAGATGAGATTGGATGTTTAATAGTGTATCATTCTGGTACTGATCAGTACGGCATGATCGAAAGAGAGATTTCGGTATATGATCTGCAATCTGTATGTATGAATCCAGAATGTAATTATCGTGGTGAGTTCACAGCGAAGTGTCCGAAGTGTGGTTGTACAGATATCAATGAGGGATATGGAGAAGATACTACTATTTTTGTAACTGCTGATGAACTTGCGGACAATTTAAATTTGTCAAACAATCGTGATGCGGTCAAGAATTGTTATATGCTTGAAGCTGGTGACGAATTGATGACTGCAACAATAAAGAATTGCAATCCAAATGGTAGTAGTTATCTATGGCATATACCTGATTATTTTAAAAATGATATGTCACAGGAACTAAGAAATAAGCTTGAAGAATATAATACTCAATATGATTATTATGTAAACGACTATGAAGTCAGTCCTTTGACATATGACAAGTATCATGAGTTAATAAAAAAATATAGTGTGTATCCATCTGTTGATGATTTAGTTCTGCCTGCAAATGGATTTTCTTCACTCATGGAAGCGATATATCATACAATTGATATGGAATTGTTTTTGCGATCAGGATTGTTGCCCGTTGTAGAGGTTTCCGATACAAATGCAGAAGAGCAAATAAGACGATTGTCGAATGCAATTTCTTCTGTAGCTGTTGCAGATATCGCTAAACTATCATTAGCAAGTGCTAATAACGCCGTATTATCAATGGCAAAAACGATCATTGATACTCGATATAAGGTCAAAATAGATCAATCTAGTTTAGATGGCAGAACATGGAACGGAAATTTTATTGTGACAAATTATTCTGACGAAGAAGATACATATACAGGATCTATGATCTCTGTATTGATTAATGATAATTATTTAGAGTTTGTTGAGCAAAGGTTAAGTAGATTACTTACTGATGAAGAACCTAAAGATTATAGTGTTTCTGGCATTTTTAAATATGATTATGATACGTTTTGCGATGAGATTAAAAAGTATTGTTTAAATGTTTTGTCTTCACTACGAGATATGGCACAAACCTGTATTGATTTTCTGATTGAACAGGGTGTAGCTCAAAATGAGAGTTGGGGAAATAACCTATATGATCAGTTATATGAACCACGATATGAGAAACTTGTTGCCATTGAAAATGAGTTATTGACAAGACAGAATGAAATTGATCTTACGATTGGCTTCCAAGATGAATTGTTTGGTATTCGTAATGAGATACAGAATAGTTTGGATTTTGAAAAATACTTGGGTGAAGAATTATGGTTAGAGTTTTGTTTGTATCGAAGAGAAGAATTATTTCAAAATACAAATTATATTTCTGACGGGTTGAACAACGCAGAGTTATTCAGTAAAGCAGAAGAATTTATTGATGTCGCGAACAAAGAGATAATCAAGTCCGCAGAAATCCAACATTCGATTACAGCTACGTTGAAGAATTTGCTTGCGATGCCAAGATTTAAGATACTTGTAAAAATGTTTAATACTGGAAATTGGATACGTGTTCAGATTGATCGTGATATATACAAGCTGCGATTACTCAGCTATGAGATCAATCATGATAACGCAGCTACGATGAATGTTGAGTTTTCTGATGTATTAAAGACCGCAGATGGCATGACTGATCAAGCAAGTATTTTTGCAAAAATGATATCCATGACTTCATCTTATAGTATTACGCAGAGACAAGCGAGTCAGGGATCAGCAAGTAATGATCAGCTTGATAAATGGAGAGCAAATGGTTTAGATGCTACTACGACAAAGATTATCAATAGCTCTAATAATCAGACTCAAGAGTGGGGCGCTCATGGTATGCTGTTCAGAAACTACGATTCAATTACGGAGTCATATAGCGATGAACAGTTGAAGATCATTAATTCAACAATTGCGATTACAGATGACAATTGGAAATCTGCTGTTACTGCTGTTGGAAAATTCTATTATACCGATCCTATGACTCGTGAAGTAAAAACTGCTTATGGCGTTAATGGCGAAGCTATTGTAGGCAAAATGATCTTGGGCGAAAGCCTTGGTATCTATTCTACAAATGGTAGATTAGTGTTTAATGAAATGGGATTAGTGGTTACAAACGATGTAAACACAGTAAGAATAGATCCTAATTCGAAATCAATTATTGGTGTAACTAATAATAAAAACGAAGAGTTGTTTTCGTTTGATGATTATGGAAATCTTGTGATCGTAGGCAGTATCAGAGTCAAAAATATTGAATTTGAAGATGGAGTAATGATTGGAGCAGATAAGATTGATACTTTGCATTCTGTTGCAGTCAGCGGAAATTACAATGAATTAAATAATTTACCTAATTTATCAACTGTTGCTACGTCAGGTAAGTATTCTGACTTATTGGATCTTCCTGTATTGCAATCATCTATAGTCAGTTCAAATACATCAAACCCTGTGAGTGGAAGTGCAGTATATAATTTTGCTGTTAGTGCTGGAAAATCAGGTTATGATGTTAATTGCATACTATGCACTAACGATTCTGGTGTTGCATCATGGTATACTGTTACTCAATTAAAAACAATGCTTGGTATTTGATGGGGTGTAATATGGAAAAACCGATTTCGATAAAGTACGAGGATTTTAAAAATCAGTTGGCAGAGTTAATTAATGAGTCTGGATTGCCGCCATTTATGATTGAACCAGTTTTGCAATTATATTTGGTTGAAACTCAAAATGCTGCAAAAAAGCAGTACATGAAGGACAAGGCTCTGTATGATGAAATTCAAAATCAAGAAACAAGTGACATGGGAGAGTGATTCCATTGTTTCGCATGACAGAAGAAGAGTTTAATGATCAACTCGAAAGAATAAAAGAAAGAAATCTACAAAAGGAAAGAATTCGCGCATTAAAAGCGGAGGCTAAAAAGGGTTCTAAAAATCTCAAATTGCCATCGACAAGTAAGATGATCTTATTTGCCGTTTTTTTAATGTGTATTGAAGTTTTAGTATATTGTGAGTATGCAATGATAGCACTTGGCAATGCTGAAGCCATGTATGCATTGATTGGTATACCAGCATCACTAGTGCCTGTTTGTCTTGGGTATTTTAATAAGTCTAAAGAAGAGAACACGGCAAATGGAATTGTGTATGAAACAACTATGGAAAAGCTCAGACAAGGTAAATCTGAGAATGAAGAATCGGTTGGATAAGAAAGGGTGATTGATATGAATTTTGATATTGTAAATGGAATTCAAAAATTCGTGCAGTTAATTAATGACAACTGGACATTGATTATTATTGTGGTTGGTCTTGTTGTAACGCTGATCAATAGAGTTCGTAAATATCTTGAGCTTTCTGATCAGGAAAAAATCGAAGCGATTAAAGCATTGATTAAGAATACAATTCTTGAGAATGTGACGAATGCAGAAATTGAGTATGAAGAATGGGTTAAGGCTGGAGCGATAAAGAGAGCACAGGTTATTGGTGAGATCTATGAGAAGTATCCTGTACTGTATACGGTTGTTGACCAAGAAGGGCTAATTAAATGGTTGGATAATGCGATTAATGAAGCTCTTGAAACGATGAGAAAGATTTTTGAAGAGAATTCTGAAGTTGAATAAAACTAATTAATAAAAATGATTAAATGTGTTGAGGGTGGTTTAATACTACCCTCTTTTTCTATGCTTATTTTATGTGAGTTAATGAATTATGGATAAAAAATGGTGCGTATATTTACATACAAGTCCAAGCAGTAAATATTATGTTGGAATAACAAGTCAAAAACCAAATAACAGATGGCGAAATGGGAATGGATATAAACAAAGCCCATATTTTTATAATGCTATTAAAAAATATGGTTGGGATAATATTAAACACGAAATTATTGCAAATGGACTAACAGAAGACGAAGCTAAGAATTATGAAAAAGATATGATAGCAAAATTGAAATCTGATAATTCTAAGTATGGTTATAATATAACTGCTGGTGGCGAAGGTACTGTTGGCGTAAGCCACTATGGAGAAGAAAATTCTTTTTATGGAAAGCGTCATAGCAAAGAAACAAAGGAAATTTTAAGTAAAACTTTAAAGAAAAAGTGGGAATCTGGTATTCTCGATGAAATTATATGTAGACCAATTTATCAGTTTGATCTTAATGGAAATCTTGTTAATGAATATTCAAATATTCGTGAAGCAGAGAGAAAAACTGGAATTGATCATAGTGTAATAAGCAGAGTGTGTAAAGGAAAATTGAATTATACACATGGATTTACATGGGCTTATAAAGATCAATGTAATGATTTGGAAGAGTTTAAAAGAAATTTTCTATTAACGTTAGAGAATAAGCGGAAAAATTATGCAAAGCATATACGAAAACCAGTTAATCTTTATGATTTAACTGGTAATTTTCTTGCCAATTTTGAAAGTGCATCTGAATTGGCAAGAAAATTTAATGTCCATAAAGATACTGTTGCTTATTCATGTAGACACAATAGTATTTTTCAAGGTAGGTATAAATGTCAATATGTATGAAGGATGAATTTCTATGTCATTAATTGATTCTAATAATGAAAAGAAAATATGGAATTATTTTAAATCCAAAGGATTAAATGATTATGGAATTGCTTCTCTCATGGGCAACCTCTATGTGGAATCTGGTTTGAATCCTAAGAACCTTCAAAATACAGGAAATAGAAAATTAGGTATGACAGATGATGAATATGTGAAAGCAGTTGATAACGGATCATATACAAAAGAACAATTTATCAAAGATTCACATGGGTTTGGACTTGCTCAATGGACTTACCATACTCGTAAAAAGGCTCTTTATGAGTATGCAAAATCAGTTAATAAATCAATTGGCGATTTAAACATGCAGCTTGAATTTTTATACAAAGAATTAAGCGAAAATTATAAATCTGTATTAAATACACTTCAAACTGCCACTTCTGTATTAGAGGCTTCCAATTCTATTTTGTTAAAGTATGAAAGACCAGCAGATCAGAGCATAACAGCACAAAATAAAAGAGCAAGTTATAGTCAAAAGTATTATGATGAATATGTTGGTTCAGATAAAGTTAAGGAATCAGGTGGTGATTTAATGAAGATTAAAGTGAATCTATTAATTGATCTTTTTGAGAAAATGTATAGTGAACATTGGAGCTATATCTGGGGAATGGCTAAAAAGGGATATGTTGATTGTTCTGGTGCATTTGTATATGCATACAAGAATCTGTCCAATGGTAAGCTGAGCATCTATCATGGATCAAATAGAATTGCTAGAAAATATGTAAAAGAATTACAAACAATTGATCATGCAAAACCCGGTTATGCTGCATTCAAATGGAAGGAAAAGGGCGCTCCGATCACTTATACTGATAACAAGGGTAATTATTACCATATTGGATTAGTAGATAAGTCTGGTGAATATGTGCTTAACGCGAAGAGTGTAACCAAGGGATTTTGTAAGGATCATATTAAGGATTGGGATTTTGTTGCAGAGTTAACTGATGTAGATTACTCTGTAGAGATTAATAACGAAGAATCTAAAGTTGACAAAGATGTAAATACAAAATATTTCGCCTATGTTGATACAAAATCTGGAAACCTTAATTTGAGAATTGCTCCTAATGGGAAGAAGATCGGTACAATTCCTCGTACTGTATTGGTTGATGTTATTGACGATAGTAATCCCGATTGGTGGTATATTAAATATGATCAGTTGGTCGGTTATGCAAGCACTGATTTTTTGATGAGATTGGATGATAGTAAATTCCCGTATGATGTCGATATCACTGTGAATTCGCTGAATATGCGATCTGGAGCAGGAAAGAACTATCGTGCGATTGGAAAGATTCGTAATGGTGGAAGATTTACTATTGTTGGCGAGGCTGATGGTAAGGGCGCGTCCAAATGGGGAAAACTGAAATTTAATGGTGCTTGGATTAGTTTGGACTATACAAAAAAGGTGTAACTGTATGAATGCATGTAGGCATTTAATAGTTTAAAGGCAACAGCTCGTTGCCTTTTTTCATTATTTGAAAGGGCAGGAGATTAACATGTTGTCTTATTTGGAGTATTTAAAACAATATTTAGGATTACCAGCAAAAATTATCGCTCCAATTGTGGTACTGTTCGCGGTATCACAATTGGTTGGCGAGATTTTATCTTTAAAGGGGAAATTAGTTCCAGAATTTTTTACATTTCGAAAGTATCTGGCTCGTAAACGCAAAGAGCGCGAGGCGATCAGAGAGTTGCCAGAAGTGATTAAGGAGTTCCATGCGTTCTCTGAAACATTAACGGAGTTTAATACGTTGGTCAAAGAGTGGAACAATCATTATAGTACAGATAATATCATGAAGCGTGAAAAGTGGATGCAAGCCGTTAATCATAAAGAAAAGTGTCTTGAAGATCAATCCAATAAACTGGAATTGCAGTCTAACAAATTAGAAGAGCAATTGAATATGCTCAATGAGAAGATAGATAAAATTGGAGAAACGGTACTTGATCAATCGATTGAAGATCGCAGAAACGCGATTATTAATTTTGCTCGAATCGTTATAGACGAAAATGCGCCTGTGACAAGAGAGCAATTCAATCGTATATTTAAGACGTATGCTGATTATGAAGCGATTATTGATAAAAACAAATTAACCAATGGTGAAGTTGATATCTCTATACATATTATCAGAGAGTCCTATGAAGAGCATATGAGAAATCATACGTTTATTGAGGATTTAAGAGGGTACAACTAACCATTAGAAAGGAGGAGTTGGGTTTATGATACCTAGAGAAATCAAGCTTGATTTTCAAGATTCAAAGTATATATCTGTTAACGCTAAACAGTTTGATAAATCTGGTCGATATATCAATATTGTAATGCAAAATAAAGGAAAGAGCATAAGGATAGATGCGGCTAAATACTATGCATTTGTTCGATATAGACGTGTTGATGGTCTTGGTATTATTAGATCATGTAAAATTACAACAGATGGTAAAATCCAATTTCGATTGGACAGCGACATGCTTGAACACGATGGAAAGAATTATGCCGATATTGTTTTAATTGAAACAGATACACCAAGAAAACCAATTGCTGAAAATGGATTCTTTGTTGTTGATTATGTATATAATGAAGATGAGAAAATTCTTGAGTTGTTCTTTTCGCCATCGCCAGATGTAGAGCATAATGAGAATACTCTTACGATGGAAACAATCAAATTTGACAACAAGACCATACAAATATGCGAAGACCCAGCTCCGTTCGTTGCTCATGATGGTGTTGGGACATTGACATTTGCGACAATAGATGAAAATGGAGAGATTACAATGCAGAATCCAAGCATTGTGTCTACAATGTCATTTTGCGTGAATGTAATTCGCGCAGCGTTTTACGATAATTGTGTAGAAATAATGCGATAAGGATGATGGGTATGTATGTAATTTTAGTTAATAACGATAATACAATGTCCGCACCAAAAAAGCAGCGGATTATGCAGAGATCGAAACTTGTTGACGATCTCATTATTTTAGTTCCTCAAGTTTATAATAACATCGATATGACTGATTGTAGAGTGTTGCTCGAATATTTGCTACCAGTGAGTCACAAATATGAAACTGAATTGTTGGAACTTTGCGAAGAGAAATATGAAGATCATTTAAAATACAAACTACCTGTGGATACAAAGCTGACAAATGAAGCTGGAGAGATTGAACTCATGCTTACATTTGCGAAAGTTGATTTTGATGCAGATGGTAATATGTCACAGAGAGTACGTAAGGTCGATGGTCTTTCAATTCAGGTATTCCCGATCAAGAAGTGGGCAGATGTGATTCCAGATAATGCTTTGAGCGCTATTGATCAGAGGCTTATTAAGGTTGATGCACAGATCAGGGCTGTAAGCGATATGAATGATATGCTTTACGCAACCAAGGCCGATGATATTGCTTATGAAGATAATAAATTGCAGTTGCTTGCGAATGGTCAGAGGATTGGTAGCGTAGTAGATATCACATCCTGTGATGATAATCTTGAGGATGGTGTTCCTGTGGTTGATTTTAGTGGATCAACTGATTTTGTAACACCAGATGATACAGTACAAGATAAAAACGATTATGATAATGTTGTAGAATTTGATCCGAATAATACAGCAAAATATCTTGATAATGTTGTTAAGTTTTAATATGAGATATGAAATGAAGAAAGGAGGATGATGGCTATGGCTATATCGTTTGAAGATTCTTTAAAAGAAGTGCAACAGAATCAGAACTTGAATAATGGAATTGCTCTAATGTCTGTTGCTGCTGAGATCCCAGCGTATGATGGAGTTACGCTTGGAGAAGAAGAAACATGGGAACTTGATAGTTCGAAATACCAATATTATGCAGAATACTCTGACGATAAGATGTCCATCGTCGATGAGCATAAAAATGTTACTGTGCATCCAGAACAAATTAATCTGACACAGGAAACTAACTCTCAGTATATTCCTTTTGAAATGCCGAGATATTATGATGGATTTGATTTGTCTACAACAGAAATCTATATTCATTTTGTTAATAGAGAAAATCGAGATGATTTTGCAAAGCCTATTAACGTATATTATGGCACAGATAAGATTAGATTTGCGTGGCTGGTTGACAAACGTGCTACAGCAATAGATGGTAATTTAAAATTTGAGATTGAGGCAATTGGTACGACATCCAAAGGTGATGAGTATAACTGGAAGACGATGCCTAACTCAAATTTCTACATTATGGAATCATTGTGCGGAAATGGTAAGATTGAAGTTAATGATTCATGGTCTGGAAGTATATTAACTCAGGTACTCGCGCAAGTCGAAGAGGCTAGGGCTGCTGCACGAGAAGCAAACCAAATTGCTGATAGTATGCAGACATATGTTGATGAAACTAAAGAAGCAGTTGAACAAGCAGAAGCGGCAGTTGAGGCTGCTGAGAATGCAACAACAAATGCGGCAGAAAATGTACGTGCTGAGATCCATACGATTGTAGAAGAAGAGGTTGCAAATTCTCTTTTAAATTATTATACAAAAAACGAGGTTGATGTGCTGATTCAGAATATCGATATTTCTGATCAGCTACAAGACATTCAGAATCAAATTGATAATCTGGATGGACTTGCCAATTTCAATGTTGAATATGATGGAACGACAATGACGTTCTACAATGGCGAAGAGGTAATTAAGGAAATTCAGATTAATAGTGATCCGTCTGCTGAATGGACTGCGGCATATACAACAGGTGTTGAAGAAAAAATATCTACTGCAAAGCAAGAAGTTCAAACAGAACTCAATGATTACAAGACGATTACTGATGAGGATTTAAAGAGTCTTCATGATGCAATTGATGGGCTACCTGAGACATTAGCATCTGACTATTATACGAAAACCGAATCTGATGATAAATTTGCAACAAAAGAAAGTCTTGGCACAACAAATACAAATCTTTCTTCGTTAGAGTCATCTATTACAACGAACAAAACTAATATATCCACTTTGAGCACAAAGGTTTCTGAGCTTGAAACCACTATAAACGGAATTGACCAATCTCCAAGACTAGCTTATGAAGCAACATATGATGAAGAACAGACATATACACTATGGGAGATTGAGGGAGAAGGAGATTCAGAGGTTAGAACCGCGAAGAGTCAATTTAAGATTCAGGGTGGTGGTGGATCTTCGACCAGTAGTGTGCTGAAGATTGAATATGTAACAAAAACACCGCTTGTCGTTACAACAAATGACAAAGCAGTGATTGTATATAATTTCTCTGGTACAGATTCAAGCGGTGATGCTGTACTTGAAGGTATAGCTACGTGGAAGGTATCAAACACGATTATTGCAACTCATAGCATTGCATCTGGTGAAAATACATTTGATGTGACCGACTATATAAATGTAGGAACTCAAAAAGTAACATTGAGTGTTGTTGATGATGCAGGAAGCCTTGTTACGAAATCTTGGACTGTGCAAAAGATTGATGTTCGAATTGAATCTTCGTTCAATGATGATCTTACCTATCCTATGGGTGAGATCTCTTTTGATTATACGCCATATGGCGCTGTATCAAAGGATGTACATTTTATTCTTGATGGGGAAGAGATCGGTTCTGTGAACACGTCTGCTTCTGGCATCCCACAAGCTTATACACTTCCAGCGCAAGAGCATGGTGCGCATTTGCTTGAAGTATATATGACTACCAAGATTAACAACAATGATATTGAGTCAAATCATATTGTTAAAGATATTATTTGGTACGATGCAACAAGCCAATCTCCTGTTATTTCTTGCACTCAGCAAGATTTTACAGCGAGGCAGTATGACACTACTAATATTGAGATTGTTGTGTACGATCCATCGACTGAAACACCAACGATTACGCTTGCAGAAGATGGAGTAGATATATCAACGATTACAATGAGTGGTAATATCCATGTGTGGCAATATAGATCATCAGATATTGGCGATCATGTATTGACCGTTACATGTGGAGATGTTGTAAAAACGTTAAAGGTTAAAATTGAAGAGCTTGATATTAAGCTTGAGCCTGTTACTGCTGGTTTAGTGTTTGATTTTAATCCGACTGGTAAAACAAATGGATCTGATCGTGAATGGTCTGATGGCGATATTTCAATGACCGTATCTGACAATTTCGATTGGGTGAATGGCGGTTATCAGATGGACGAAAATGGAGATCAGTATTTCTGCATTAAAGCTGGAACTTCTGC